GGGCGGAATAGCCACTGGCACGGGGTCATCCTCCGCTACTGAATCTACTGCGACACCAACAGGTATCGTGTCATACCCATCCTGAAGTGCAGGAGCAACGGTCATATCATCAGGAGAAGCACTCACATCATAGCCTACCACCTGTCCTGCCTCAATGTCTGCACCAGCCAAAAATGTCACTATGACTGGTGCACCAGCAACCACATCTTCAACTTCGGCCATTTTTAATTTACCTCATTTCAAACTTTTAAATAGAAATGTTACCAGATGCACAGATATGCGCTATATGCGAATGAAAGTAAGTCCATGAATAATTTATCATGCTTAGTGGAAAAATTGCACTCAGACGCAAATATGTGCAAATGGTGTAAAATTTGAGAATTGTCTTAGAGATATTTAAGGTCGAGATATCGTATCACCATCAATTAAGACTTCAGGGACATAATCTGGCTTAGCCTCACTCTCCTCTTTTTCGGGAGCTGGCTGAGCACTCAAGTCTTCGAGTTTCTTCTGGAGGTCTGCTACTGTCTTTTTGAGCTCCTCTATCTGAGACTTCTGCTCTTCAATCACGTCATCTTTCGTGTCTTTCTTTGTGTCATCTGTCTGTGTATTCTTCTGTTCGGTTGTTTCAGTCTTCACGCTTTCACTCTTTGTGTTATCCGTTTGCATTTGCATCTGTGGAACTACCACAAATGCGGGATACATTGGTACGAAGTCACCATCATCTAAACTTTTCTTGGTAGCTGGAGCAGGATACTTAGCGTAAGGATATTTGGCGTAAGGATACTTTGCCGGCAAAGGATACTTGCCCTTCAATACACCTTTCCAGAATGTCTTAATTTCATCCCTGACTATCTTTATTACGTCAGCCTTTGTAAGAGCTTTCTCTTCATCCTCTTCTGGCGCCTCCTCTGACTTCTCTTCTTCAGTTTCCTCTTTCATTGTTTCCTCCAACTCCTTAAAGAAATCCTCAAATTCCTCTTCTTGGGTTGCCATTTTTATTCCTCTATATTCAATAATATAATTAACGACTTAAGTCTATCCTTATAGCAGAAACGTAATATTCTCTTTCACCATCATCACTTGTCATCTTTTCGTCGTAAAGGACTACATTCCTTATCTCAAATTGACTCAACCTCTGAGCCATGAGTGCTACATCTATTGCCTTCTTGATATTCTTGCCCCTTGCTAACACGCTAATATTCTCGGAATCTCCGAGTGCTCTTAAATAATTGTCATAGGGTTTCTCTCCTATATAAAGCTCTTGCATCTCGCTCACCTTTAATTTTAAATGTTAGAGTTAGAACGCGGGTTTAAAAATACATAACGGATTAGCAGGATTTCTTGTGAAACTCAACTCAAGGAATCTTGCTTTGGTTATCTTACGCCAGCATCTGTTTTTGTCACAGACCTTTTCTGTACAATTTTGCACACCTCCAGGATACTCAATATGAATTGAGAAACTCTTGATACGTTCTGCTTCATTGTCAGAATGAATCGCTTCCCATATCCTTCGTGCTGCGTCTATATCCTTACGGAGCTTCACTATCACAAAGAACCCCTTTTCGTCAACATGAGTTTTGAGCCCATTCCACTCTGGGAGAATTTCTCCTACTTGTACACCACCATGTTCATTCATGACATTCCAGTACTTCTTCGGGGTCTTTTGCATTTCCTCCCACATGCCTTTGAGAGCATCAATGGTTATCTCATCACCTTCGAGGTCAATTGCGTCTATTGAACCATAACCATAAACTATCCATTCACCATTGGAGGACACGGACTTCATAGCTTCCATTTCGTGGATACTTCGGTCTTCAGAAGGAACAATTGCTAAGTGATATAAGAGAACGTGATCTGTAAAAGGACCATAATTGTTAAAGGTTACGTGTAAATGTTTGGGCGTCATATCGTAAGGAATATTGAAGTAATCACCAAACGCTCGATAGAGACGGAACAATAGGGCTTCGCGTTGAGGCTCTGATAAATCATCTCCACGTATTACTAAGTCCACATCATTACCCTTGCCGTGAACCGCTACTCCTCCAACCAAATATACAAGATCTCGGAGAAGAGCAGGTTGCTTAAAGCATTGCTGAACATCCTCTAAGGTGAACCTTGCTGTCTTGAGCCCACCATGAGAAGGCACTGGGAGATAAGCCTTCTCCATACCTTTCTTTGTTAATTTTTTTATTTCTTCTTTATCTAACATTTTACATGTAACCAAGTACACGTAGACGTTCCATTAAATTCTCTTTATCTTGGACTCTACCATATCGTTCTCGTGTATTACTATTCTCTACTTCCTTGATAATTTCATCAATAGTCTTAGCATCCGAATCGATAGGGGATGTACAAGGCTTACAACCTAAAGAACGAAAACGCTTATGATCCTTGGCGAAATAAAGAGGATTAACTGGCAATCCCTCCTTCTTGATATATCTCCAGACGTCAATTTCAGTCCAGTGTAAGATGGGATGAACTCGGTAGTGATCAGCTTCCTCGTCTATTGTATAAATATCCCAAGCTTCAAGAGGTTGTTCCCAAATGTCCCAATTAAAGTTCGCATCTCTTGGTGAGAAAAACCTCTCTTTATTTCTTACTCCATGCTCATCGCGTCGTATTCCCAAAAGAATGGCATCAAATTTATATTCCTTTATACACCTCTTAAGTGTTTCAGTCTTTAGTGTATTACAACACTTAAATCTTCCACACCTTGGATTCATTCCACTCTTTAATGCCTCTTCGTTCTTGGTTATTATCAAATCCAGTTCCCATTCCCTTGCAATTCTATCTCTGAATGAGTACATTTCACTAAACTTAAAACCCGTGTCTATGTGTATCACTGGAAAGGGTGTTTCGTCAAAGAAGGCTTTTCGACAAAGCCATAACAATACGGTACTGTCCTTGCCAGTACTCCATAATGCAGCTATACGATCAAACTTACTATAAGCCTCTCGTATCACGTATATGCTTTTCTCTTCAAGATGACTCATGCTCCCACCTTCCAAACAAATATAAAGGAAGTAAGTAACAACACCATAGCAAAAAAGAAGTATAAATAACTAATATGGCGCACTCGCTCCCATGCCTGTTCATGTATGAAATACAAGGGAACTCGAACTCCGTGAAAGAGAAGGGCAATCATGCTTGCTGTCTCAACATCATGAGTAAAGAGATACGAAAAACAAAGCAACAATAGTATTCCTAATACTCGCCAAGTAAAGGATTTAGTCCAACTGCGAATTAATCCTTCGTTCATTTCACTTTAAAATGTGGAACTCTCGACAGGATATTCCTTCCTTCTGGGCAGTCCTCTGAGTGTCCCCAGCATCCAAATTCTCCAAAGAGTTCACCATGATCCGCTATTAATATCAAAGGTCGTGGAAGCTTGTCTACTCGTTTAGTAATGGCTCTTAATGCAAAACGAAGATTACTTTCGTAGATCATTAAAGCTTTTTCTCTGCCCAATCGAGAATAAAAATATCCCTCTATACCAAAATGTCCAAGCGTTTTTGGCTTACCTTTCTCAGATTCCTCTATACAATCCTCTACTGTATCGAACCATATTTCCCAGTACTTTCTTTCTTGTGGAGGCATGTGGGGTGGTATAAGATGAAGGACTTCACGATCTCTATACCGAGAGATGAAGTCATCAAGATTATCTTCACAATAAAGGGAAGGCAGCAACACGAAGTCGGGATGGTTTTGAAGCATGGCAGTCGGATTAAATGAAGCTACCTTAAATTCCTTTATGTTTGAATTTTGATAAAATTGGGGAGTGTTACAAGCTCTGCTATCACGTTCCTCTAATTTTCCATCAAGATATTCGTGAATTATAGATGCAAATACATCGTAACGACAGGCGTCTAACAGTATATAAAAGTTTCCATGTTTCAATTCTAAACGTTCCACCATACACTTCCTCCATCACATATTCTAATCATCTAACGAGTTTGGAAGACATCATCAGGCAAAGCTCGATTCGTCTCCAACTTCCATCTTATATATCTATTCTTATCGAGGTTTCGTCTTACTTGCCAAGGAGCGTCATAAAACAAAGAAGTATAATCATCGCTATATCTTTGAGGAGCAATGCCTTTTAAGTTCCACTTCTTGAGGAAATATTCAGCAGATTTATCACATTCCTTTCCTGCTCGATACTCACGTATGTACTCTTTGTTCCCACCTGGGTCATGTACGGAGTAAATGGACGTACATATCCCAAACTTCCAATCTGTTTCTTTCTTGCATGTTAGATAGAAATCCTCATGCTCTCTGCTTATGATATAATGTTCATCCCACTGCACATCATTAAAGAGCTTTCGTCTGAAGAGAACTTGATTAGGAATAAAATCAAAAGGAAACATATAAGCATTACCATTAATAATCGCACGTTGTTTATCACTTCGCCACGTCTTGAAGAGTATTTTATTTACAATCTCGAAGTCCCAAGCATCCATCTGTGGAAGAGGGTTAAAAGCTGGCAGCCATCCCATAGCTACTCCTCCCACATCTTCGGGGAGCTGTAAAAGTCCATGTACCATCTCTAAGACTTGAAGAGGAACGTAATTATCATCGTCGATCATCAAGACGAAATCTGTGTTCACTCTCTCTATCATTCTGTTCCTTGCGGCTGCGAGTCCTACATTAAACGGAAGTTCTAAGAAACGAATAGTCACGTTTCTTTGATACTTGCCTATTACTCTTCTATGCCTTTCGAGGTACTCTTCAGGACCATCAAAAGAAACAATTATTTTCTTAAGTCCGGCAGACACTAAGCTTCTCAAACAAAACTCGAATTTTTCAGGGCGCATAAAGGTTTTCACAATCGCTGTTA